AGAGAGTTCCTCTTTTCCTTGACAAAGTCAAACATCTAGTTGATGATTGGGAAGAAGATCTGAGTAAGTTCATCGACGCTAACTCAGGTGTTGGCAGGAGGATTGATTCAAAAGCTCCAATCCAATTTCCTCTACTCTCATGCAAGCAGAACCCTGGACCTTTTGAAATAACAAAATTCAGAGATTACTGTGCAAATCTATCAACAATCAAGGCAGATGACCCATTGTGCAACATTTGGAAAAGTGCTGGAAATTATGCGTTCATCAACTATGCGAAATTTCAAACTTTACCAATGAAAGAGTTCATCGACGCAGCAGAAGTCATAATGGAAGGAAAAGCTGAAAAGAAAGACTTCTTCTCAATTAGAAGCACAAGGAGCAGAGTCAATGTCCAGACAGATGAAAGAACTAGAATCTACATGGCTGAACATGGTTGTAGAGGTAAGAAATACAAAGATCTCCCACACTTGAAACAAATTAGAGAGGAAAAGAAGAAGCCATTTGACTGGAATGTTTCCACTGAAGACATATCAAAATTCATCCAGTATGAGTCATTTGATTTGTTAACGCCCTATGGAGAGAAAACAAACTCAGGAACTCTTAAATCATGGGATATGGTGGGTCAGAGAGTGAAAGGACTACTTGGTGAGGCTGAAAGAATTGCAGGGGGATTCAATATTTCTTCAATGTTTCTTGAGTGGTTCATGACCACAAAGATTGCCAATTCTCTGATGATTCAGGACATGATAGTCGATGAGATAATCTACTCTTTAAATCAAAAATGTAGTCAATCATGGTATCTTTTCAGACAGATAAGAAACTTGCCCATTTTCCTTTTTATGAGACCAACAACAGGGTCAAATAAAATCTCTGTGAGCTTTGGCTGGAGACACAGAGAAGTAGAATCACTAGGATTACCATTCAAGAAATCAAGAGAATGTGGTGAATGGTCCTTCACTGACTTTGTGACATTTGATAGACATAGGCTTTCACATCTGGCAAACATGCAATATAAGGCTTTGGGTCTTTTGGGACTTTGGTGTCATTTGTACAAAATAGAGCCAGACAAGATGAAGGATCTGTTCAGTCTTAAGACTTCCATTCAGTATTCAACATTGATTAAGACCTGGGCCACTTCACTGTTAGTTTGGCTTGAGGCAAAAGAACAAACATCTATTAGTCTCATAGGCATAAGATTCATCTACATGGAATGCATAAGGATGAATCCTCTTGGAATCATGCCTTTCAAATATCTGAGCAAATTAACAAAGATGTTCAAGTCAAGGCTTTCAATCTTTGTGATGAAACGAGTTTTCAAGGCAACTCAGCACATGATCAAAAACCCACCACATATTGTGAGCACACCATACATGGACGATGATGAAATGTCAGAGTTCATGTCAGAAAGTGAAAAGACTACCGCTGAATTTGGAGATGTGAATGCAAGCAAGGATGTTTGGAAGGGCCTGATAAACTTTGTAGACATGAGCGAAATCAAGAGTTATCAAATTGCTCTTGACCTTTCTTATTTGTCCCATCTACACAACAAAAGTGAGCATGAAGAGAGAAATTCAGAGAAGAAAATCTTTATAAAAATGATAGAAGAAGAGCTGAAGATGCGCAAAGTGTCTAAGAAAGAGATGGGAGTCCTAAATTACTGGGGAGACGGTGCTTTGGATCTCAAAAGCCACAGTTTTAACCCAAACATGGTGATAGCAATGGGAAAAATGATGAAAAAATGGCTTGATGATCATTTTCAGTTCGATTACTCAGCAAAGCTTAGAGATGGGGTTCATAGGAAACTTTTCAACATAACTTTAGAGAGCCTTGCGACATTCAAAGCTTCTGCCGTCTTTGACAAACCATTGAACCCAAAACTCGTGATGGGGAATAAAGAATCAAACAAGAGAAGGAAATTAGTTGAAGTTGTCCTAAATTTGATAAATGAAAAGAGATTGCAAAGTAACTTCATGTTTTTGTCATTGAAAGATTTGCTAGAAGAAGTTGAGAAAACTGGTATGCTAATCAACATGTTCAGAAAGGAGCAGATAGCAGGAGTAAGAGAGATCTTTGTGATGACTGCTTCTAGCAGAATGGTTGTTTTATTTCCTGAAACTTTTTCAAGAGTAATCTGTGAAGACATACCCTGGGAAATGCTGACTTCTGGAAACCAAAAAATAGAGAAAACAAATGGTCATTACAATCGAGTTCACGTTGCAAGGAAAAACATGGAGTCTTCTAGGGTTGTCAACTGCATTGATTCAGCAGATTGCACGAGCTGGTCCCCCAGATTTGTGATGACTCACTTTGCTCTCCTGTTCAAGCAGCTTTTACCCCGAGAGTACTTCATCATTCTGTGTCG